TCACACTGTTAATTTCGTTTCGTGCCATCCTAGGGTAAGCCAGCAAGCTTTTTCACCAACGCAAGGGCACGATGTGACCGGCAATTTATCGCCGCATTTCTTACATGTTCGCTTCTGCTGGTGGACAATCACCTGCCGCAGCTCCGCATTATCTTTTCTGATCAGCATTGTCAGATACTCACTGATGTCGTATGGCTCCCGGCCGGGCCGACGAAGTGCGCAGTTTTCGCGGAGCATATCCATTTCCTGCTTATCCATTTTGATATCTGGGGTTTCCACCCCAGACAATGCTTCTCTGACTCTCTGAGCAGCTTTGCGCTCTGCTGACGTTTTAGCCATTGCCGCCCTCCGGTGCTGCCGGTAATGGCATCCAGTGGGTGACATCAACCTCCCGACCGCTAACTATGCTTGTGAAGTAACGATATTTGGCTGATGCTTCAGACAGACACACGCTAACAGAATCACTATTGGCGGTGATTACCACGTCATTAACTGGCGGCATCCGCTCACTGCAAGCTACCCAGCCATCCGGCAACTTGTAACCCTGGCTTACAGGTTGAGCCTTTTCGTTGGTATCACCCAAATGGTTCAGCATTGAAGCGCGAAATTCGATCCAGCCGTGCTTGTAGGCAACGTTAATTGATCCGCACAGTTCGTGGCGCTCCATATTGGCAGTTGCCTGTCGAGTACTGATGTAATCCGGCATTGCGGGCGCACCTGTAAACTCTGGGTTTACAACTGGCGCTGGCGGGGCGGTGATGTGCAATCGCGGCTCGCCGTCTTTTGGCTCCGGCCATTCGCGCTGTTTGTTCACCGCTAGTTTTTCGATCATCGCCTGGGTAATCTGATCGTCAGTGATACCGGCACGGCGTTGCGCATCCCACAGCAGGAATTGCATATCAGCCCATTCGCTGAGGTCGTCAGGCTGGGCTGCGGCTTCCAGCGCTTCTTTGCTGAGGTGCTTCAGCGGGCCAATAGGACCTACATTACCAAATGTTGATTGTGACCATTCGGTGTGAGCTTCGCGAACCGTCTCTCGATCATTAACGGTATCAGCCATAGCGTAAACCTCACGAACCTCGCAACCTTCGTGAACCGCCTGGTTTTTACCGTGTTCATCAATAAGATGATGCCAGTCGCCATTTACTGATTTGAATTGCCAACCTGCCAGCTCAATGCCTTGCACCGGCTGCGCCTCCCGGCTAGCCAACATCGCGGCCATCTCTTGAATTTCCGAATAACTACACTGCTCCGGGTTTTCGTAAATTTCGTTGAAGCGATCAGTCGTTAGTGTCATGCATCCCCCTGCCTTTGTTTTTTATTCTTGCCCCTAACTGCGCACGTATTTGATCTGTCAGTTTCATTAGCGCGGCCATTTCATCTGCCTCTAAGCCGTCGTCGCACGAACCGGCATCCATCCAGCCGTCGGCATTTCCGAAAACGAGTTCGGCTTCCCTGTCTGTAAGCTTTATCGTGACCATCTACTCATCCCCCTCTACGGTGACCGCAAACCCGCTGGCGCGGATTGCATCGGCTGTCGTGCCTTCCAGCAGCCAGCGATTGCCCACTTTATCCACCCATGGCGATTGCAACCGCACCGGCGTAGCCAGCTTGGCTTCCAGCGTTTTCAACCTGTGCGCCATTGCATCCCATAGCTCATCGTCGCATTTAGCCGCGGCGACAACGCGCTCCATATCTGCGGCGTGCTTCGTTTTGGCTTCCAGTTCTGCCAGCAGGGCGATGATGATGTCTATTTCATCGTTGTTTATAGCGCGGGAAAATTCCGTAGTAGCCTCGTCCCATGCATACAGCGCCCCCTTGTCTGTCGGGTTTTCTCTGTGTGCATTGAGCGCCACGGAATATTTCGCGGCGGCCGCTTTCAGTTCGCTGAATTTATCCATTGCGTTGCTCATAATGCTTTCTCCTGGGCTTCAGCCCGCAATGCACGAATTACTTTTGCAGCGCGTTTCTGGCGACGGGTAAGCATGCGATACCGATCGGTAGGCCAGCCGTTTTCATCATCTTCCGGCGTTCGACAGCGGTAGTTGCTGACTTTGTACGGCATGCACAGCAATCTCCGCGCCGCTCGGTTGCTCTTACGCTTAGCCACAGCTCACCTCCGCATACCTGACTCGCCCGTAGTACATTCCTGTGCGCCAGCGGTAGTGCTTGCTCGGCTGCCACATGTCCTGTTCGGTTGTTAATTCGATGCCGCGCACCAGACGCGGTGTGCGCTTAGCCATGCTTAATCCCTCTAACCTGCCCCATATAACGGATCATCTCCGCACCCACCCACATACCCACTTGAACGCTCACACCGTTGCCGATTTGCTTGTACGCTGCAGTGTCGGATACGGGGAAATTGAACCAGTCCGGCACGCCCTGCAGGCGCGCATACTCGCGTTTAGAATATGGGCGCACGCCAAGGGGGAAGCGTTTATCGACGACGAGCCGTGTGCTCTTGTCTTTCGCGTAGTGCGCCACGCAGGTAGGTGCGATATCCATGCGGAAGAAACCTTTGGTGCCTTTTGTCATAGCGTCGATATACGTGCGCACGTCGCGTTTACCGCCCCAGTGCCACGGGCATTCCATTTCATACATGCGATAGGCGTGTTCAAGGATCGAGCCGTCAAAGTCGGTGCCCCGGAAAAATACTCGGGCGTTAGGGTGCTGCTTAATCCAGTTGGACAGTAGACCGAGACATTGGCGCAGGGGGTCGCGGTCACCGGCCAAAGCGTCCTGTGCGTCTTCACCTTGCTTACGCCAGAATGCTTGGGTTTCTGCGCTGACAGTGCGGCCCTTCATCAGCTGATCGAACGTGTCGGCCAGGCAGTAAAACGCATTGGCTGAAAAGTCGGCCAACTCACTATCGCGGGCAACTTGGATGATGCTTTGCTGGGTCTGGTGAACATCACCAATGTCAAAAGCAAACCCACCGATAGAGAGGAGTACTGCCGACGGCGTAAGGTCGAGGGTTTCGGTATCGATCGTGATTGTGTTGATCATCACAGCACACCCCACTCAGTCAGCTCATTGAAGCGCGCAACGAACATTGCTCGTGCCTGCACCGGCATCACCGGATTAATCACGATGTCCGCCGGGAAAATACCTTCCAACATTGGCCACACTTGGCCATCATCGATATCAAGATCCCGGCGTTCGGTGGCCAGCATTACCAGGTCGGCATACTTCACTGCGATATTCATCTGCAGTGACAGGCCGAAGCGCTGGCGGATCACTGCGTCGAGTTGGTCTTCGATGCGCTGGTAATCCGGTAGCAGACGTTTCAGCGGGGCGGGGATGTCCTTGCAATACGCCTCGGTGGCATCGTGCATCAGTGCCTCAAGGGCGAACTCTGGCGCCACAATTTGGCTGCACAGCACTGAGTGTTGCGCCACGCTGTAGAAGTTCGGCAGATGGCCGGCAAACCGGCACTCATGTGACAGCGCCTGGGCGATAACGAACTGGGCAGCTTGCCGCCTGAGTTACTGGTCGGTGACCAGGAAACGTTGAAGACTGAAGATCAGGGCGCCGATAATCTTGGCGACACCGACACCGACACCGACACCGACACCGACACCGACACCGACACTGGTAACGATGACGATAATTCGGATCATGAACAGGAAGAAAAAACGGAGGGCGACGGGTTAGTTTCAGTGGTTGTCATCAAAGGCAACACGGTACGGCATGATGGTAGCGACTATCCAGAAAACCGCACGTTTATGTTGCCTGTAGCGGATGCGCAGCGGCTGATCGGGATGGGTGTTGTGGCTGACGTCGAACACCTCCGCAAGCTGGCATTGTTTCGCAGCGCGCCGGCCGTATCTGTGCAATCGGGGGATTAATGGGCATCAACTGGGATCAGCATTTACTGGCACCGTTACACGGCGTTTTTGGTGACCCGGTTGACTACCGGCCCGCCGGCGGTGCGCCGTACACCGTCAGCGGAATTTTTGATCGTGCCTATACGCAAGAGGTCGAGCCGCTGGACGATGGCAGTACTATTAACACCACTTCTCCGGTGTTGGGAGTGCTTGATAGTCAGTTCCGGGCTCGGCCAAAGCAGGGAGACCGTGTGTTCGTCGGTATCGTCGGCGAGGTACCGGTTAATACGCTGTTTGCCGTTGCGGATGTTCAACCTGATAGCCACGGGGAGACGAAGCTGATTCTCAATAAGGTGAAATCATGAACCCGAGAGGAGTCCGGTTGCTGGTCATTGAGGCGTTGAAGAATAAGACCGATGCCGGCGATCGGGTTTATTCACCTCGGGACTGGCCCACCACTGCATATATGTATCCTGTTCTCCTGGTGCAGACACCGATCGATGTGAAGAATTCACTGGGGCGAAATGTGCCCCAGTTCAACACGGTGACCACGGTTCGCCTCACGGGGCGCCTGCAGGAGCTGGACGATGCAGCGGAAGACAATGGGGCAGAGAAAGCCGAAGAGGCGCTGGAGCAGCTGCGCGAGCAGGTAGAGCGTGCGGTGATCAATAGCTATGAGCTGACGCGGAAAATTCAGCAGTTTCTGCAGGTACGCTCGACCATTGATGTGGATGCTGGCGGCGAAGGGCATACAGCCCAGTTACTAATGGAACTGGATATCGAATACTACCAGGGCCCCGAGGAGTTTTATGAAATTGATGCTTCTCCGCTTGAGGGAATGGACGTCACGATCGTTATGCCTGATGGCACCCCTGAACCACTCGTAAAAATCGATCTGGAGTAACCCTATGTTTGTGAAACCCGCACCGGGGCGCATCGTGCGCGATCCGGTCAAGGGCACCTTTTTGCCGGAATCCGGTGAACAGGTTCCCGATGATATTTTTTGGGGGCGCCGCCTGAAGGATGGCGATGTTGAAACATTCGACCCGAACGCGACAGCAAAACCAGCGGCAGGGAAGAAAAGTCAGGAGAATGATCAATGACCGTTCCATTTAATCGCCTTCCTTCCAATCAGCGTGCCCCGTTTTTCTATGCCGAGTTCGATAACTCGATGGCCAACACGGCAACTGCAATTCAGCGCACGTTGTTGATTGGCCAAATGTTGCCCACGGCAACAGCTGCGCCTGGTATCCCGCAAAAAGTATCGTCTGATTCGGCGGTTGCCGGTATCTGTGGTAGTGGTTCAATGCTGCACAACATGATGACCGCGTACCTGGCCAATGACATTTCAGCGGAGCTCTGGATTTTGCCTCTGGCTGATGGCACCACAGGAACCACTGCAGCAACCGGAAAATTAAAGGTCGTAACAGCTGCAGCAGCTACAGGTGTGCTGTCTCTCTATATTGCTGGCGTGCGTGTGCAACTGACTGTGGTCAGCACTGATGACAACGTTGCTGTGGCGGCCGCCATTGCTGCCGCGATCAACGCTCAAAGCAAATTGCCAGTAATCGCCGAGGTGGATTCCGCCGCCACTGACACTGTCAAGCTGACGGCGAAGAACAAAGGTGCGCACGGAAATAGCATCGATATTCGCCTGAATTATCTGGGGGCGGCCGGCGGTGAGGAAACCCCGCAGGGCATGGAGTTGACAATTACGCCAATGTCCAGTGGTGCTGGTGCGCCAGCACTGACGGATGCGCTGGGTAATCTGCAGGATAGGGCCTTTGACTTTATCGTAAATCCGTATACGGACACCGCGTCACTGGATGCCGTGAAAGAGTTTCTTTCCGATGCCACCGGCCGCTGGTCTTACGCGCAACAGCTCTATGGTCATTCGTTCGGCGCGCTGGCGGGCACGTATGGTTCCCTTTCTGCTGCCGGTGAAGCCCGCAATTACCAACATGAAACCTTGTTGGGTATCAAAGGATCACCGACACCTGCTTATCTGTGGGCTCCCGCGTTAACCGGTGCCATTGCGCCTAGCCTGCGTAATGATCCGGGCCGTCCGACACAGACGTTGACCATCAGCGGTGTTCTGGCGCCGCAACTAGAAGATCGTTTCACACTCACGGAACGCAATAACCTGCTCTACAGCGGTATTTCGACGTTCACCGTGGCTGATGATGGTTCTGTGCAGGTTGAAAAGACGATCACCACTTACCAAAAAAACAAGTTTGGCGATGCGGATGACAGCTATCTGAATATCGAGACGCTGTTCCTGCTGATGTTTGTGACGCGTTTCCTGCGCACTCAGATCACCTCCAAGTTCAGCCGTATGAAGCTGGCCAACGATGGCACGCGATTTGCGCCTGGTTCAGCCATTGTTACGCCGAATGTGATCCGAGCAGAACTGATCGCCCAGTACCGCACGCTGGAATACAACGGCTATGTGCAGGATTCCGCTGCATTCGCGCAGACGTTGCTGGTGGAGCGAAACAGCAGCAATACCAAGCGCATCGATGTGCTGTGGACCGGCACGCTGATCGACCAACTGGAAATTTTCGCACTACTCAATCAATGGCGCCGCGCGCAGACCGCAGCCTAAGGGGGATTTATGGGAGATACAACTAACCGCCTGGCCGGTACCGCTTACGTCACCATCGATGGGCTAACGGTCATGGTCGCCGGCCAGTTCAAGTACAGCCCTGGTAAAGTGGAACGGACCACGTTGACCGGGATGGATACCGTTCATGGTTACAAGGAAAAACCACGGGCACCGTTCATTTCTTACCAGGCGCGTGACAGCGGCGGCACGTCGATCGCGCAAATTAACGACTCTACCAATGTTTCTGTTGTCGTTGAGCTGGCGAACGGGAAAACCATCATTGGCGAAAACATGTGGTCAGTAAACACGCAAGATGTTGATAGCGAAGAAGCGGTATTTGATGTGCGCTGGGAAGGCGGCTCGGTAACGGAGTATTGATATGGCTGTACTTGATAAAACCAAAACGATTGTGCTCTGCCAGGCTCTGACTGTGGGCAATACGCGTTATGAGCATCTGGACCTGAAAGAGCCAGCGTTGGCTGAAGTGGAACAGTTTTATGACATTCAGCGCGCCAAGAACAGCATGGCCGCAATGAAGCTACTGATCGCCCTGAATTCGGGCGTGACTGAAAAAGCGTTGGGTGCCATGGCATTTACCGATTACCGGAAATGTGAGGACTTTTTGATGTCTTTTTTAACCTTCGATCCCTCGGCGGATGGCAACAGTTAGCTGTTGAGGTGACGAAGTATTACGGATGGGGCCCACGCGATGCGTGGTCCCTGACCCGTACCCGGTTGGATTTTTGGGCTGACCAGGCCCGTCGTATCAACAAAGCAAAGGCGGGTAAGTAATGGCCAACTCATTCGATTTTGAGCTGAAGGCTAATGACGAGGCGTCGGCCGCGATATTGCGCATTGAAGAGGTGGTAAAAAACCTCAATCCGCTCCTGGATAAAACACGCGATGCCCTGGCGTTGGGGGGGCAGGATTCGAGAGACAATCTTGACGATCTGGGGAGTCGCTTCGACGTTCTGGCAAAGAACGCCCGCAGCGGTGTACAGTTTGTCGGTGATCTGGTCCCGCCACTGAAAATGGTAGGGGGACTAACGCTGGGATTGGGTGGCGCAGCGGCGGTCGTCAATGTTGTCAAAAATAATCTGACCAACTTTGCCAACACCGGGTACCGTATCGATACCATTGCAAAAAACGTCAATATGACGGCTGATGCCTTTCAGGAACTGACTGGCGCCATGATTGAGAACGGCAGTGCACGAGAAGCTGCCGAGGGCTCAGTTGGCGATCTGTTTGAGAAGGCGAACGATGCAGCACATGGTCGGAATGACGGGTTTTTGGCACTGCTGAAGCAGCGCGGGGTGGGAATTAGTCTAACCAAGGATGGGCTGGCGGATGTTGGCAAGCTGGTTAACGATCTCAACCGCTCTATGCAGTCTCTGCCTGCCGGCCAACAGGCTCTTTTTGCCAATAAGCTGGGACTTTCACCTGAACTGCTCAGCTATTTGCGCAATACCACCAGTGAGGTGCAGCGCCTGAAGGATCAGGCTCGCCGTGATGGCCTTATTTTTAGCGATAAGGACCTGCAGAACGCCCTGGCATTTAAACAGCAACTGAACCAGATTGGCGCAGCCTATGACGGGATGCTGTTGAAGGGGCAGGCCTGGCTGGGGCAATCTGAGACGCTGGCGGCGTCGGTGGACCAGATAAAGCAGGTTATGTCCAACGGCCTGGACAGTACGGCAGTCGGGTCAATCCTGACTTTTAACAGTGGCGGAAAGCAGGCCGATATCATCCGTAATGCGCAGGGCGATGATAAATTTAAAGACACGCTTTCATGGAAAGAAAAGCTGGATTTAAAACTGGGTTATGCATCGGAAGATCTGATCAAAAAGCTCGATGGATATTACAAGCCAGTGTGGCGTGCGGATCGGTTGAAAGGGGATTTGGAGAAAGCGACTGGACCACAGGCAGGTAATCAGTCGGGTAATAATGTCGGCATGGGGCCGGGGCCTTATGGCCAGCCGGGTAATAATGCTCTGGGGTTGCGGAACAATAACCCGGGTAACTTGCGAGCGGCACCCAATGCCACGGGAAAAAATGGTGGATTTGTTACCTTTGAAACCCCCGGGGATGGTCTGGCTGCACTATCACGCCAACTGATGCTATTCGGCGATCGTGGCAAAAATACGCTAAATAGCATGATCCCAACATATGCGCCTTCAAGTGAAAACAATACCCAGGCATATATTGACGCTGTGGCAAAACAGACGGGCTTTAACCCAACTGAACCTCTGGACCTGCATTCTCCCGAAGTGCTGGAAAAACTGATACCCGCCATCATAAAGCATGAAAATGGTGCTCAGCCGTACACAGCGGACGAAATTTCTAATGGGATCAATGATTCTGTCAATGATACGCGGTGGAGTGGTTTGCGTGACCAGAACATTTTGTTCGATCAACGTCAGTCTGGGGCTTTTGACTTTTGGCAGCCGGTTCAGGGTAATAATCCAGCCATTCCAGAGCCAATGGCACTGGGTCAGGCACAGGACACCTCATCGAATCAGCCGTCATTGTTTTCGCCAGAAGAACAGGCAGGTCAGGCTGTAGGACAAATAACTGAGGCTATGACCAGGGCGATTGATGAGAATAAGTTCCAGTTGGAAATTACCCTGGTGAATCCTCAGACCGGGGAGCGCCGAAAAGTGCAAACGGATGGGGGCGGCCGTGTCGCCTTGTCGATGCAAAACTTTGGTTGACATCTGTAGATTGATCCTCAATTATTTCAAATAATTCATACGGGGATTAATAAAGTGGTTAATTTGAAGTTTATCGCTATGTCTTTTTTTTTAATTTCAATGCCTGCTTTTTCATGGCAAACATACGTATCAAAAATTCCGTCTAAAAATGGAGCTAATGCACAAATAATAATTCCAATTAATACTTCGCGGATTATACAGTTGACGTGTGGTAAGCGTCGTCTCGATCTCTCATATTTAATGATGGACGGAGTCTCAATTGTAAAAGGTGGGTATGTTGGTGACTTGAAGTTTTCAGTTGATGACAAGACGTTAAATGTGAGTGGGGATTTTTATCGGCATGATTCGAATTTTGTTGGGTTAAAGATTGAAGATCGTGAGACACTTAGTAGCTTGATATCAATGTTGCGAGTGGCAAAAAAAGATTTTTATGTGTATGAAAGTCGGGATGGTACATACATACCATTTAAAATATACCTTAATGATCCCAAGGAAAGTGTTAATAAGTTTTCAGATGCATGTGGGTTAAAATAGTATGTAAATATCTTCTGTTACGTATCTATATTATACCATTGCGTTTTCCACGAAATATCATAGTTAATATAAAAACCCGCTTAATTGCGGGTTTTTTGTTTCTGGAGAAACCATGGCTCTAATCAATGACGCATTGTCTTCCTTATTGGGCAGTGGCGAGAGTTGGGACTGGTTTGAGCATATTCATCCTGCGTCTTTTCGCGGCGTCCCTTTTGCTGTTGTCAGCGCAGAAGGGGTGTTTGGCCGCCGGCAGGCGGTGCATGAATATCCTTACCGCAACACTGCCTGGGTAGAAGATCTGGGGCGCGGCACCCGAAAAGTGACCCTTCGCGGTTTCATTGTGCATAACAGCCTGGCGTATGACGCGCCTGATGTTATCACCCAGCGAAATTCACTGGTGGCCGCCTGTGAAATGGAGGGCGCCGGCACACTGATCCATCCGACGCTGGGGGAGCTCACGGTCAGCGTTCCTGATGGCGGCCTGCGGGTCCTGGAAAGTGTGGATAACGGGCGATCGTTCGAATTCACACTCACTGTCATTGAGTCCGGCCTGAAGGTTTTTGCCATTACCGGCAGTACACAGGCTGCTTCCTTGGTTCAAACCAATTGGCTCCGTACTGGGTTGATGGCAGCCACCAAATTTATCGCCACGGTGAAGGGTGAAATCAGGAGCGTCACCCAAACCATCAAGACGTTGCGAAACACGGCAGCATTTTGGGGAAATATGGTGAAAGGCACGGCCAACGAAGTGACAAACCTCAGTAACGTCCTGAAGTCCACCTTCGGCAGCGCGCGGTATGGGCGGTATAGCAAGGGGAGTGTTGGCGGCGGGGTTTCCGGTTCTACCGGTGCGATTAACCGATCAGATGATACTGAGGATTATGCCGGACTGGTTCATCAAAAAATGGCGGAGGCGGTGACTGGCCGCGCGGATCTGCTGACACTTACTGCCACCTTTGAGGGTGTGGCCACAGTCGATGCCTTTCCTGTGGACGCGAGAGCGATCATTGATGCGGTGATTTCGGTCAGCGGCAGTGTGGAAGAAAAGATACGCATGCTGGAAACCTTGGCCTCATATCGAAACGCGACGTTTTATGCGACTGATGCTGAAAATGTCATTGCTCAAAGTGCCACGATCCTGCTTTGCGTTTTATCCGCCGGCGCACTGGCAGTAGTAGCAGCAGACTATGAGCCCTCAAGCTATGACGATGCCATTTTGATGTTAAACCGCGTCTGCGACACGCTGGATGACGTTTTACTGATGGCGGCCGATGCAGGCGACGATGATGACTATCTCAATCTTTTGGAAACCCGAAACGCCCTCGTCAATGCATACGGTCAGAAAGGTGCAGAACTGAGTTCGCTGACGCAAGTTGTAATGTCTGCATCGTTGCCCGCGTTGACGCTGGCCAACCGCCTTTATCAGGATGCCGCGCGCGGTGATGAGTTGGTGCAGTCTGTCCAGCCGCGCCATCCAGCCTTTATGCCGACAAAATTCAGGGCGCTGCGAAAATGAAAGATGAACTGATATTGAAGGTAGGCAACAAAATCATTCAGGGCTGGGATGAGGTGAGGGTAACGCGCGGCATTGAACGTTTACCCTCTGATTTCGATTTGTCACTGATGGACTACTACCCAGGTACAGACGAGAAACAACTCGTAAAAAAGGGAGACGCGTGCCAGGTCATGCTGGGTAACGATTTGGTGATAACGGGATACATCGATCGGTGGTCTCCGACGCTGTCAAAATCGCGCCATGAAGTCAGGGCAAGCGGGCGGAACAAATGCCAGGACCTGGTGGACTGCTCAGCAGAATGGCCCAATAACGTCATCAGCCAGGCCAATGCGCTGCAAATTGCCCAACGTCTGGCGACACCCTACGGCATAAAGGTTGCCTCTGACGTGACCGATCTGGTGACGGTACCGCAATTCACGTTGAACTGGGGCGAGTCGTCGCAAGAAATTATCGACAGGATCTGCCGGTGGGCGGCATTGCTCTATTTTGATACACCCGAAGGTGATCTGCGTTTGACCCGGGTGGGTACTCGCAAGGCTGCCAGCGGTGTGGCTCAAGGTGAGAACATTGAAACTGCGTCATTGATGGACTCGATGGACGAGCGGTTTTCCGACTATGTCGGTGTATCGATGTCGATGACACCCGCAATGGAGTTCTCGCCAGACAGTGGATATTCAGCAGTAACACTGGCCAAGGCGCGTGATCCTGAAGCGGCAAAAATGCGTTATCGCAACCGGATCATCATTGTTGAAAGCACGATGAATTCTCATGGTCAGGCACAAAGCTGCATCGACTGGGAAATGAACCGACGCTATGGCCGGTCAAGGCAACTGCAGGTGACGGTAGATAGCTGGCGGGACAAGGACGGTAAGCTATGGGAACCCAATACCCTCATCCCTATCAAAATCCCTAAGTTTGAACTCCATGATGAGCTGTGGCTCCTCTCTGAGGTGACCTTTATTCGTAATGGTTGGGAGGGGACAACGGCGCGGATGGTGCTCATGCCGCCCGAGGCTTTCGCGGTTCAACCATACCAATTTTATAGCCAGGTGCAGGAGCTTAATTGATGAGTGGCGATATTTTGAGGCAACTCGGCCGGCGCGTGTCCATGATGCTCGGCATTGGCCGGATCACTGCACACAGCGACGCTGGCGGCATACAAAAGCTTCAGTATCAGACGCCGCTGGAAGTGCGGGGCGAAACTCCGCGTATGGCTGAATTTGGCTTTTCTTCAGGTCTGCCGGTGGGTACCGATGTTGTGCTCGCCTATCTGGGCGGGGATCGTTCCAGTGCTGTGATAGTGGCCAGCAACAACCAGCAATACCGGCATTCCGGTTTAAAGCCCGGCGAATCGGTCACTTATAACCAGTGGGGCATGTTTATAAAACTGACTGAGAACGGCATTGAAGTTGAAGCGAATGGCAAGCCAGTGACGATTAGCAACGCAACAACGGTAACGATCACCGCAACAGAGAAAATTCGGCTCGATACGCCACGCCTTGAAGTGACAGGTGACGTCATCGACAACTGCGACAGCAACAGCGCCACGTTGAAGGCCTTGCGTGATGGCCACAATGATCATAACCACGTCGTGAAGAACGTCCAGAGCGGCAACGATGAGAAAACCAGCGAGAAGCCCGGGGAGCCTGTTGAATGAGTGATATCAGTTCTTTCTGGGACGTCGAACGCCTGGCGGCTGATTGGCGAGAGGGGCGCGGCGATTTGGTCAACGGCGACGACCTGCAGACCGCAATCATTATCAGCCTTTTTACCGATCGGGTGGCCCGTGATGATGATGATATTGATGGTGATGATCGCCGGGGTTGGTGGGGGGATGCCGACGAGGAAAATGATATTGGTTCCCGCCTGTGGTTGCTGAGACGGCAGAAACTTACCCAGGCGGTCGCGCAAAAGGCTGAAGATTACTCCCGGGAGGCCCTGCAATGGCTTGTGACTGATGGCGTGGTGTCGTCGTTTTCTGTCGCTACTCAGATCGTTTATCCACGCCGACTGAACATGGTGATCCGCTATCAAAGACCGGGGAATGGTAACGATACGGATATGCGCTTTTTTTGGGTTTGGGAGCAATAAATTATGCCATTCAAGCGGCCTACATTAACCGAGCTGCGCGAGAAGAACCGCACACAGCTTCAATCAGAGCTCAGAAACACCGGCGCGTTATTGCGTTTTTCCAATATGCGGGTGCTGGCCGACGCCGATGCCGGGCTGGCGCACCTGCATTACGGATATCTGGATTACATCGCGCTGCAGGCCACGCCCTTTAATTCCACTGATGAATGGCTGTCCGGCTGGGCAGGGCTGAAAAGTGTTTACCAGAATGCCGCCAATCCGGCATCAACCCCATCGTATCAGTTCAGCGGCACCGTAGGGGCACCGGTAAGTAAAGGTGCCGTATTACGCCGTGGCGACGGCTACCGTTACCGTTTGGACAGTGACGTGGTAATTGGAGCCAACGGAAAGGGAAACGGAAAACTGACGGCTTTGCTTCCCGATATCGTCGATGCACCGACAGGTGGCGGTATTGACGGTAATGCCGATGCTGGCACGTCTTTGACGCTTGATATCTCATTGCCTGGAATTGACGCCAGTGGCGTGATGATAGATCCGGCTACCGGCGGCGCAGACATTGAAACGCAGGATAGTTTGCGTGCTCGTATGTTGCTGGCATACCAAAACCCGCCGCAGGGCGGCAGTGATACGGATTATGAGCAATGGGCATTGGCTGTGCCTGGCGTTACGCGTTGTTGGCCAAAACGGAGGCTGATGGGAGCTGGCACCGTTGGGGTTTACATCATGTGCGACGGCAACGACGAAACCAATCACGGTTTTCCTGTAGGGACTGACGGTATTTCCCAACTGGATGACTGGGGCGCACAGAAGGCCACCGGGGATCAGGGGCGTGTGGCTGATTACATCTATCCACGCGCGCCAGTCACTGCTCTGGTTTACGTTTGTTCTCCAGTGGCAAAGACGGTGGATTTTGAGATCAGCGGCATTTCACATGTTGGCAGCGACATTACCGTGGCCATTGCGGCGGCTATCGACAATGTCTTTTTCGAAGGTGGAACACCGGTCGGCAATGGCAAGATCTTCCTCTCTGACCTGAACAGGGCAATCGGAGACATTGACGGCACGGCAGGTTTTATCCTTGTTTCCCCGACAGCGAATATCGATTTGGGGGTAGGGGAACTGCCTGTTCGTGGTGAGGTGAACTATACATGAGCCAGTTTACCGCAGAGGAATATCAACGCGCACTGCAGGCGTTAATCCCTACCGGGTTAGCGTGGCCGCGCGACCCCGGAGGGGGTCAGGCGGCCGTTATCCGCGCACTGGCCGCTGGATTTCAGCGTAGCGATAACGATGCGATAGCGTTACTTGTCGGCGCTTTCCCCGAAACAGCAACCATCATGCTGACTGAATGGGAAAAAACACTTGGCTTGCCGGATGATTGTTCGATCGGTGAAGTTGACACGATCGCGAAACGTCAGGCGGCCGTGGTATCAAAATTTATCAGCACAGGTGGGCAGTCACGCACCTATTTTGTCGGTATCGCCAGAGCGCTCGGTTACAACATCACGATCAAGGAATACCGTCAAGCGCGCGCCGGGTTGTCTGTCTGTGGCGACGGGTTAAATGGCGACGACTGGCCATTTGTGTGGCTGGTGGAGGCAGAGGAAACAACAATCTCATATGCCCGAGCCGGAATGAGCTACTGCGGCGACCCACTGCGTTCCTGGGGGAATCGACAGCTTGAGTGCCGGATGAGTACTCTTGCCCCCTCCCATACATTCGTCAAATTCGGCTATATCAATTTTGGGTTTAACGACGAGGGTGTTTACGACGTAACGCCAGAATTTGCTGACATATTCGACACCGCATCGGGCTACCTCTAATAACGGTCTATTATTAAATTTTCAGGAGTATTTATGAGAAAGGTTGGAAACACTACTGATACTGCAGATGCCAATGGCGAATATACGAATGGGAATGTGGCCCAAGGCATACCGCCAACCATTATCAACGCCGAAATGTTAAACACATTTCAGCGTGAACTCATTGGTGTTGTTGAAGGGGCTGGCATGATACTGGACCCAGCAGATGATGGCCAGGTTATTAAGGCTTTAAAAAAAACAATTGATGACAAAAGTCTTGGTGTTTTACAGGCGCGAGGCTATCAGAAGTTTCCTTCTGGTTTGATTATTCAGTGGGGGGCTGAATACTCTGACAATTCATCGATGGTCGTCACTTTCCCTCAGCCATATTCAATAGCCGCTTTCTTTGTATCAACGACAAAGATAACGTCAGATGATGGCCGATTTTCAACTGTAGCTAATATGAATAAAGTTGGATTTTCCGCTTTTGGGAGACTTAGTAATGACCCCGTTGCATTAAATAACTTTATGTGGTTTTCTATCGGGATTTGAAATTTTTAGCGCATGTAGATTATGCGCTTTTCATCCGGTCTCTTAACTTAAGTACTTTGACTTCAAATAGTTCATAAACAATTTTAGCACTTAGAATTGTCATGGTTACGAATAGTACCCATACGAACACACAACCCATTAATGATGTTTGCTTGGGTATGTAATAATTTATAATGTAAAGAATAGGAAGGTTTGTAAGGTATGCAGCGTAAGACCATCTAGCCATTTTTGAGGTAAAACTCCTTACAATTGAAGGTATTTCTATGTAATAGAAAACGGTTATTAAGCAAGCGAATCCGATGTTGGCGATATCAAATAAAAATATTTTCAGTAGCTTACTTTCATCCATGTATGCATCTGGTTTTGATGTTATATATATTGTAATGGGAACAAGTAAAACGCCGATTTTTGAAATTGACTTGCCTTTTTTTGATAAAAAAAGCCATGAAAAAACAACGCCAACCATTAAAGAGTCTAGCCTGTAAAGGGATGTTGAGCGTATTTCGTTAAATGTCATTTGTGTATTAAATGCGGCGTTAACTCTAAATGTAAAAGAAATTACGATCATGGTTAAAATAGCTAGCATGATACTTTTTCTTTTTCTTTTGCATGTAAATAAAAAGCCAGATATTACTATAGGGAATAGAAAATAAAACACCTCTTCAACAGCAAGGCTCCATGCTTCGCCAAAGAAATAAGGATGAGGGGTGGCTAAGCTCTGAGTGAATGTGGAGAAAGCAAATATATTTGGTTTTTCCTCAGGCCTGATGTTGTCAATTAAAAGGATGTTTAATATTAAAAACAGAATATAACTTGGGTATGTTCTCATCCATCGACGAAACCAAAATGATGGAACCCAGCCGAAAGCTGTTTTAGATTCTTCGACCTTTTCGAGTATTATTCGACCAATTAAAAAACCTGACAATACAAAAAAAAGCTCCACGCCGAGAAAACCACCAAATTTTAAATTTTGAGCCGAGGGTAATGCTGGTATTAAAAATACTCGCCCATGTGATAAAATAACCATGATGATAGCGCTTGCTCTGCAAACATCTAGCCAAGGATTTAATTCATTTCTCATAATCACTTAATCTCGGCCCCGATTTCTCGCATCTTCTTAAGAACTCGATCTAATTCACTATTGGTAAGAGTGAGCTGAGCTGCCATGAAGAAAAGGATGTGCGGCGACATGGCGCGAGGTTCTGCACCGCCAGTGTACTTGCGCCATTGACTATTACTAGCAACCCCTGCGAGATCAGCCATCTGGTTACCTGTGTAACCGAGTGACGACTTCAGGCTTTCCAGTTCTTCTGGTGCCGGCGGGGTGTATTCTTTTATCAGTCTCATAACACACCTGTTAAAAGCCCCTATTTGGGGCTTCTCGTTAAATAAATTTGATGATGATGGTTGTTACTGTAGCCACTGCACCGATTAGACCCGTTGCGACTGCTACCGGATACCACATTGTTTCCCGGTTAATCTTCGCTGTCTCGGCCATCAACTTAGCGATTTCAGCGTGAATTTTCTCAAGCTCTGCGGTAGTCATGTCATTTGTCATCTCGTTCTTCCTTTCGGGTTCGGGCTGCGGACTTTCCGCTACCTCATGTAATAAATAATAGCCCTTTTGGTGCTAATTGTCAACAGTGAAAATACCATCAGGAAATTTTATGGCCCAGAGATACAACACCGGAAACCCACGTCCTTCCAACAGCATGAAGGACCTAAATGACAACGCTCTTGCGTACGATGACTTTTTGAATAGTGATGAAGAAGAGGCCGTAGACCGTCTTCAGAGGCCATTTCCAACTGTTCGTAAACAAGTTTCTGCGCGAATTAATGAAATAATTGGTGCTCAGCAAGATGCTGAGGTTTATGCAAAAGAGGCAAAACAGTCGGCAGATAACGCACAAAACATTGCCGACGCGAATACGTACCACATTACACCAGCAGATCCAGACGGCACGATTGCAGGGATTGCGGGCACACCAAACGGCCAATTTTTCCGAGTGATGCAGGGTGGAGATAACGGCTACAAATATTTCCGAAACAATAACGGCGTGGCCGTCCAAGAATCCGCGATCGCTGGAGAGGCCGCAATTGCAGCTATACAAGCGACGCAAATATTTCTCAGTGCGATGACGCCTGAGAATTTAACGAATGCAACACCGGACTGGTTGCACGCGTGGGTAGATAATAATAAAAAAATGATCGGTGGATTTGATCTGAGCGGCGGATTAAACCTATGCGGCATGCCTGATGCTGTGCAAGATAGGCTGAAATTCCTGGCAGACTATTTAACGACTATCAAAATGCCGGGCTATCACGGCGTCTTGCTAGATAGCCAGGGTAAGACCGGGTATGCAGTAAAAGACGATTGGGGGTTATGGCTTGCTGGGCTTGAAAAACCGGTGCAGGACGAAATAAATGATCTCAAAGAAGGTGGCGGATCTGCTCTATTGCGACCGTATAACGGGCTGCTTGCGGTATTTAAGGATTCCGTGAGTGCAACACCTGTCTATGCGGTGAATCCTGTCGCCTACGCCTCTAAGCTGAAAAATGGCGGTGCCAGCATCGTATATGAGTCAGCGGGAGTTATGACGTCTGGTACTATTAATTTGCTCGAACATCCGGACTATACAGTTGCACCAAATAATTGGGTTCAGCGGCCTATCCCGTTACATGTCTCAACAGTGCTATACCGGATGGGGCTGGGGCAAAGTTTGATGGTTGGCGGCGGTAGTCGCGTAACGAACATCGATATGAATCTGCTTGGACTGGCATTGGTGTTCTTTGGTGCCGGTGGTGATCGTGGGGTTGGATTGGATGGCTTTGGAGAGGGGCCGGTAACTGATGAAAACCTAGGCGTTTTCAAAGACGCTGAAAGTATTGGGATTTTTCGAGAGAACTGCATGGTTCCAGGGTTGCAGCGATTTCTAAATGATCTAATGTCTGTTTATAGTATCCAGAAATCAGATCTGCCTGCTGTCGTTACGCGCATGGATGCAAAATCAGGTACAGCATATTCAGGGCTAAAAAAGGGAACGCCCGTTTATAATGATGGCATCACTGCGTTTACAGTATTTGTCGAGAGAGTGATAGCACAAGGGAAAATCCCAAAAGCCCATTCGATTATTATCTCTCACGGTGAGAACGACTCCTTAATCGTTACGGGGCTCGGGCAATATAAGGGCAATGTAAATGAATGGATTAATGACGAACAGGCAGACCAATTAGCCATTCTAGCTTCCCATGGAATAACGCAAACTGAAAAACCATCCGCTCTGATAGATCAGCTTGGTAGTATAGATAAAACCTCCAACAACAGAGGGGACTTAATAGCATATGATCAACTTGATTTGTGTATAGAGAGGCCTGATGCGTCACTTACTGTAAATAAAACAATACTAAACATTGCATATCCAATGGATGATAGTGCAGGGCAGGTCCACCTGAGTGGGATGGGTTATGCCATACTAGGTGAGTATCAGGGCCAAGCTGAAGCATATAACTATAATAAAAAAGAAAACGGCTCCACAGATAAATTTGATGCTCCGTATATAATTTTTATCGCTAGAGATGGAAAAAACTTAAAGGCTAAGTATAAAGTTTGTATTGGTAGTGAAATTAAGGTCAATTCTAGGTTTGGGGCTAGAGATGACTGCGGGTATTTTTTAGAGAATGCGTCGGCTAATATCATTCGCGTGGAAAGTTCTGGATCAGATACGCTTACATTTGTTTTTGACCAGGCACCGGCATCAGGTGACTATCTGTGTGCGGGGTATACATCGGCTGAATTCAAATATCCATTAATTACTGTAAGCGACTCTTCAACAGTAAGAAGCGTCAGTGACCCTACGTTCGTAATGGAAAACTTTGCAGCAAGACAACGATTGAAAATCAACTAAAGGGGATAGTCTCATGGCCGTAAACGTCTCACCGTGGGCATCCACGGGAAATCGTGGTTTCCTAAATATAAATACTCTAGACCCTCAGCAATTATTTAATGCACACAAAAACCGCGTTGTTGCCGACGGAGGTGTAATATTAAATGAAGCATCATTGCTGGATGAGATTAATTTTCTTGTGAATAACGGCATGTGGAAATACGTCACATTCTACGCAAGTCCAGAGTGGGGGATTAAATATGCTGCGGACGGTACTAGCGTTATAAAAATGTACGGGCTTGGTTTGACCGATTTTACCGCGACGGACGTTGGCGGTGCCAATCTTAGACCTGTTACACTGGATTCGTCTGTATCCCCTCCGGCGCTGAGTATCAGGGTTCAGGCTGGTGGCAGCTATATGCGTGCTGATAATCTTGTTATTGCGCAATACTCTGCAAATAACCCATTCCTGTTTAGTTCGATAATGAGAGATACAGAATCTAGTGACGTGATGGGGATTTCTATTGTTGCGTGCAGAATCACTCATTCAAATAACATGGCGTCGATGGCAGTTGAGCGTTCAGTTCCAAAAGGGACTGATTATGGTTTCAGACATTTCGCCGCCATCAACTACCCTGTGAACACCGTCGCGGACTGGCTGATTTATGGTAGAACCCCATACGCTGCGAACATTAAAAACGCTGCGCTCATTAGTCCTGCTACCGGCACGCTATTCAGTTATGAGAGCGGGGAGCTGAAATCGACACTAACGGCCCCAGGTGGGCATCTCGTTGATCAATCGGTGATTGCTCTGCAGATGAATCTCGGCATGCCAGATAATGCTGTCGGGAGCGTTACGTGGAAGCAGGGGGCGCTGACAAACGGCAGCGTGAGCCGTCTTCGCTGTCTGTCGTACGCAACGCCAGCACAGGCTGCGCTGATCTCAAAGCGCGGGTAAGGATGATGCCGGGAAGGATCCCGGCTATTTAAAAAGCTTGTTTTTCTGTCAGAAGGAAAATCTGCCGCCCATTTATTTTAAGGCTGCCCATTGATTTTCTTGGCCTCCTGTAGCGCTGCGAACTTCTCATGAAGCGATTTTGGATACAGCTCTGTATAGACTTGCCAAAGCGTATTAAGATTTTTGTGGCCAGTCACTTGGGCAACTTCTTCAATACTAAATCCTGCCTCAAAAAGCCTACTGGCCCCCTCTCTTCTAAGATCGTGGTATCGCAGGTCTTCTATCCCAAGCTTATCTTTCACCTGTACAAAAGCCACACTGATGGATTTTTCGTTAAATGGGAAAATGAACTTTGATGTTCTTTTCTGCCGCATGACAATTTCCCAAGCTTCTCCCAAGAGAGGGACGCTCATATGGTTTCCTATCTTCTTTCTTGGATCCTTCCTATTTCTTACCAGCACAGACTTTTGAATATGGTCAACATCATCCCACTCTATGCGGCAAATTTCGCCAATACGCATACATGACAGGATAGAAAAATTAAAAATATCCACAAAGGGTATTCTTGAACGAGGGTTTTCCTGCCTTTTTAAAAGCTCTTCAGTGAGAGTCTTGATCTCATTTTTATCAGGCCGGCGGGATCGCCTATTGGATTTCGAGATCAAACCCATATTGGACAGCAGGGGCCTAGCCTCATCGATAGGGTTAGATGTGTAGTCAATGCCATAAATAGGTTTTGCTGCTTTTAATACTGTGCCTAGGTAGCTCAAGTCATGTGAAACCGTCGAAGGCGAGGAGCCTGAAGCAACGCGGCTTCTGCAGTGATCTATGATGTCGTTTGCTTGCAGCTTTGAAAGAGTTGATCCACCTATCTCTGACGTGAGTAATTTGTTAAGGATTGACGTTTTATCCTTTCCAGCTTTACCGCCTGTTTTCGGATCATCGATGTATTTTTGAATGAGTTCAGCAACGGTGATCTTGTCGGCATCACTGGCATTGGGGATACCATTCCTTTCCAATTCGGCTACACGGTTAATCCCCCACGTCTTGGCGTGGGCTTGCTTTGTGAAGGTTCTGTTTTCACGAAACACATAGCGCCCTTTTTCACGCACACCGACTGTGCATCTATACCTGGTTGTGCCGTCTGCCTTGGTTCTTTTTTCGATGCTGTAATAGGCCATATATTAACCACTTTATGGGGTGCGCCGGGGGTGCTGTTAGGGGTGCTGATGATGGGAAAATACATTAAAGCTGATTGCAATGCATTAAAATAAAGCAATTTAATTAGTGCATTACATGTTGATGCGATTGGTTTTTATATGAAATTACTGTATTTACATACAGTTATAAATCCGATGGTACACCGGATAAGCGATGGATAAAACTGCACAGATTTCATCTGCAACCCGGGGTTGTTATGTCACCGATGTGAGGTAAGCTAGGGGAAACCGATAAACCTGAAACCGGTTTCTCTTTTACTCTCTTCAAGGAGAACAT